GCCTCTACAAGGTTTTGAAACACCTCGAGGTGTGTTTCGGACTGTGAGAGGCTGCTGCCGTCCTCGATGGTCATTGTCTGCCCGATGATGAGTTTTGACAGTTCGGAGTTTGCGCGGTCTATACGCTTGTCGTAAACATTGAAGGCATCGCCCTTGGTAGATTCAACGACCTCGATGTCCGTGCCTTGCTGGAATATTCCCCAGCCCTCTGTTCCCATCTCAGACATCATCTTCTCCATCTTGGCAAGTTCCTTGTCGTCGCGCGTGGTGGTGCGTGCTATTCGCATAGGCATACCGAAGATTTCGGCGAACGTGTCCCAGAAGGCGAGAGCATTCTTCTTTGGAATGGTCTGTGTGGCAGCCTTGAGGTACAGGCCGAGATTGTCGGGTTGCCCGACCTCGATGAGCCAGTCGGCAAACGGAGCTTCATGGTAGTCGATGCCTGCCTGCCAGTCCATTCCAAGGTCGGTTATTACGCGGTGATATTCGGGTATGACGTGCTTGCGCGGAATAAGCTTCACGCTGTCGTATGTGAGTCTGCCGTTTATGTCGGCGGTTATGTTGCCAAGTTCGATGAGCGAGTGTCCCCAGTAGTTGGCATCGAGGGCAAGCTTCATGAGCAGTTTGAACCATGAAGTGTTGAAGTATTTGATGGCTTCCTCGTCCTCATCTCCATTTTCGTTGACAAGTTTGAAAGAGCGCGAAAGAACGAAACCCTCGCGCTGCTGTATACAGCCAGACAGATGCAGGTCAACCTCGACATCGCGGTAGATGTCGTAGAGCGGTTGTCTGTTAGGGCTGTCGACATTGACGGCGCGCTGCCATGCCTGTCGCCAGTCTCCCATGTCCTTGCGTGTGAGCGAGTCGGTGGTGCGCTGCAGTTCCATTACTGTTTTTTTAAACCTTGCAGCATCTTTCTTTGCCAGACGCAGCGTACCAAACGGTGTGCGCATAAGCGTCTTTTCTGTATTCTTTTTGCTCATGATAAATTACCAGTTATGTCTTAACTTTTTCTGACATCCATACTTCATTGGGAATCCGGCAGGATTGCCGTCTTCGTCGATAGCGAGCGGAAGGTCAGGAACGATATTGCCAGCCTGTACGCCTTTCAGCCATTCTATGGCACGCTCGTATCGTTCCTTTCTTATCTCAACACCCATTTTCTGAGGTGTGCTTGCCGACATGTGATATAGGGCAATGTCGCAAGCGTACATTACGACGAGGCGGTTGCGTTCGTTGTCTGTTGCCGCAAATATCGCCGTAGTGTCATATTTCGGTCTGAGGTAGCCGCTTATTTCTTCTACGGCTTCCACCTCGGCATTGGCGCGGTTCTCTGAACTGATTTGAGACACAACCTTCAGAGCCTGTTCGCCTATAACCACCTTGTAATCATCGTCTGTGATAAACATTACCATAGGTTTTTAGAGGTAGGGCGCTTGCCGAACCTTGGTGAATAAATCTGTTGACGTGTATTCTTTTGGAGAATGTAGATTGCTCCCTCGTCTGCATCGGGTGCATCGTCGTTGCCCGACATTCCCTTTTCGAAGGCAAGCAACTGGTCGAGTCCGGCTTGCATGTCGGGGTCTTCCTTCTGCGACTGGTCGTAGTAAACAAAGCCACGTTCCCATAGCGGACTGATAGCCTCTACGCGCTGGAACTTGTCCGGCTTCTTGCGTGTATCGCCAGTAATTGGCAACTGATAGCCACGAAGATTTCCCTCGGTTGTAAACTCATCGAGTAGGATGTCCTGCATGAAGCTCGCTTCCATAGCGAATCTTATTGCTATGCCTTGCTCCTGACTCCATTCGTATAGGTCGTAGCACCATCGCACCAGTTCGGCAATTGAAGCCTTGCGGACAAAGGCGCGCAGATGCCAAAGATTAGTACCTTGCTTGCCCCAGAGTTTTGCAGCCTTTGTATCGTCGGTTTTCTTAGATTTCCACGAAGGGTCTATATACAGTACGAATTCAGAGAAATCCTTCCACTTTGGTCTTTTTGCCCATTTTATCCATTCCTGACGGAAGACTGTACCCTCGACTATAGGGTTGTGCATCATTTCCTTGTTCCATGCACGATAGCCTACGAAGTCGGCATACTCGCGCGCTTCCTCTTTAGTCCATTTCTCCTTCCATACAGGATTGCCTTCATGGTCTACTGCATATACGGTAGATACATGTACGCCCTTTGTGGCGCAGATGTTAGCCAGTACAGAGGTCTTGCTGATAAGGTTGCCCACCATCAGAAAACGACCACGGCCGACATCGAGAGCACCGAAGAGCGCCTCCTTAACCCAATCGGTGAGTTCTCGTACTCGTCGCTCGTTACGGCATAGCTCATCGTCGTCGAGGTCGTCGATGACGATATAGTCTGGACGTGACTCACGTTTACGGAGGCCACGAGGCGACTGACCGCGTCCACATGCAAGGAAATACACGCCGTCTTTTGTGGTAAACTCTCCTTCGGTCCAGTTGCCCAGAGACATCTGCTGACCGTAATCGGCAATGATGCGTTTGTTGAACTGGAGCTCTGCCTGTATGTCGCCAAGCAAACGGTCGGCACTATCCTCGGATTTACCAACAATAACCATAAAGTTGATGAGACGCTTTGGCTGGAACATCAACCACAGAGGCATGAATATGTCGAAGTGAGTGGACTTTGCATGTCCGCGCGGCCATTTGAATACCGCTTTCAAGTTCGGTGTGTTCTTGACCTTTGTGGCTGCGGCGTTATGGAACGGTGCATTGTGTATGGTGCGTATAGCCTCGCCCGTAACTTTGTCGCGCAGGGTGAGGAAATGCGGAAAGTAGTACTCACAGAAATCGGCATAGTTCTTCTGGAGCCTGCGTATACGCTGCTCCTTCTGCGTGGCGCTTTCGCGTTGCAGGGACTTCGTGTCGGTGATAGCCTGTATCTGCCGGCAGTGCTCTTTCCATTCTTCCTGTATTTTCTTTATGTCAGCAATAGTGGCAGCCATTACAGTTCTGAATTAGGTGACATCTTCTCCATGAGGAACTTGTTCTGGTACTTGTTGATTGCCTTGATTAGTTCGGGTGTGATGTCTGGGTCGTAGCACGCTTGGTCTTGAATCCATTTGTTGAATGCCATAAACACCTCGATGGCGTCGATTACGTTAGCCTTCTTGTCGAGTTTCTCTATGGTAGACGACAGTTTCGACAGTTTGTCGGCAAGAGAGCCTATGGCTTCGGCATCCTCGCTCTTGTTTACATCCTCAATGAGTTTGTCTATCGCAAGGAGCAGTTTGTTTACCAGTTCCGGACGTGTTATGTTTTTGGCTGCCCGTGCCTCTTTCCATCCTCCGGCGGCGCACCATTTAGAGACCGACACGCGAGACACTCCGAGTTGGTCGGCTATCTCCGTGAGTTCCATGCCGGACATATACAGTGAACGTCCGAGCGATTTTTTGCGTTCAATATCAGCTTTGGTCATAATTTGGGAATACTAAATACGAAGCAAAGTTTGCCTTATTTATTGAGGTTGTAAAAAAAGTATGTAATGGTTGCATAGATGTGTGCAACCGTTGCATACTTCTTTTGATAATCCACTAAACTCATACAAATTTGCAACAGTTAATTGCATAAGCGCAAGAATATGAATAAAACGAAACGAGTAAGAATCAGCAACGAGAGTTTGAACAGTTACGGTACACGAGTACTAACTGCCGGCATGAACGTTGAGCAGTATAACCGCAACCCCGTGCTGCTGTATATGCACCAGCGAGGACAGGTTATCGGCTATGTGAAAGACCTGAGGGTTGAGGGCGATGAAGTGACGGGCGAACTAATGTTCGACGAAGCTACGGAGCTTAGCCAGCGTTGCAAGAAACAATGGGAGTTTGGCAGTCTTAAGATGGTGAGCGTAGGCATAGACATTCTGGAACTGAGTGAAGATGAAAAGTATCTGGTTCAGGGACAGACAAGTCCGACAGTTACCAAGAGCAAGCTGTTCGAGGTCTCGCTTGTAGACATTGGCGCAAACGACGATGCCATCGTGCTGCATAAGGACGGTGTGCAACTTTCATTAGGCAAGAATGCGGCAGACGTGTTGTCGCAACTGCATAGTAATAACAATCAAAAAACAAAACAGATGGATCAGGAAAAGTTGGCCCTTGTGTTGGGCTTGTCTAAAGATGCCGACGAAGCAACAATCACAGCGGCGTTGACAAAACTGAAGGCTGATGGTGCGGAGGTTGAAACCCTTCGCAAGGAATGTGACGCTTTGCGTACTGCGCGCATTGAGAGTATTGTATGTGCTGCCATTGCCGAGAAGAAGATTGGCGAAGAGAAAAAGCAGCAGTTCATTGAACTGGGCAAGAAAGTTGGTGCCGACGACTTGAAGATGACCTTCGAAGCAATGTCACCACAGATGAAACTCAGCGGCATTGTCGGAGTCCGTGGAGGTGTTCAGACTGGCGGTACTGCCGAGTATAAGAAACTTGGCGACGTGCCAAGTGAGGAACTGGCAAGACTGCGCGAACAGGACCCAGTCCAGTACAAGAGACTCTACAAGGCTGAGTATGGTATCGAATGTGAGATTTAGTTGAACTTTGAAAACAGAGAATTGAAATGAAAAGATTTTTATTGTTTATTGTAGCAGTTCTGGTGAACTGTGTGATGGGTGCTACCATTGCAGACATGGTAGGTATCAATCCAATGGTTGGTGCAGTGGGCATGAATGTTATTGCTGCATTCGTAGGGTATGCAGTACCATCAGGAAGTCTGTGCGCCGGTGTATATACCGAGATCTGGACAGGCGAACTTGTTAAGAAGTTGCGCGGCGGTCTTGAAGGCTCGTGGCTTGA